GTTTGGAAATTCTACAGTGGGAACACTCTGTGTACCAATCATTCTTTCCCAGAAGCAAAGAGTTGCGCCGACTACTCAGTTGGCAGTTGCGCAATAAAGGTTTTGCAAACCTCCCGGATGGACGTATTAAATATACCACCCGTGGATGCATAATGTCCGGTGACATGAACACCGGACTAGGCAACTGTCTCATCATGTGTGCTCTAATCTGGTCTTACTTCTCAAAGAGGTGTAGGATGGAGCTCATAAACAACGGCGACGACTGTGTTGTGTTTCTGGAGCAAGACGACCTCCACCACATGGACAACCTACCAGCATGGTTCCATCAAATGGGATACACCATGAAAGTAGAGCCAACCGTCTATGATTTGGAAAAGGTTGAGTTTTGTCAAACACAGCCAGTGTACGATGGCAATGCATACCGGATGGTCAGAAATCCTAAGGTGTGCCTCACAAAGGACTTGATCAGCGTCAAGAACTTGGAAACTGAAAGTGCATGGAAGTACCAATGCCAAGCTATCTCCGATTGTGGGATGGCAGCGTATGGTGACATGCCAATCTTTTGCGAGTTCTACAAAATGTTGAATCAGGATCATGAGGTTTCCAGGAGTGACCACCTATCCACAGGGTTCGAGTTCCTATCCTCCGGGCTAAATAATGCCAACAAGGAGGTCACGGACGAGGCCCGGTTTTCCTTTTGGAAAGCATTTGACATCACACCGGATATGCAAACGGACCTTGAGGGGCTTTATCGTGGCTTGCGACCGAAATTTCGGCCGGGGCCCGTTGATAAATTCGACAATTTATTACCAACAAACACGATCTAACAACTCCGACTAATATAAGTTTTAAATATAAAATAAACATGGCTATGATCCCAGCTTCTGCTTACAGCTTTGGCGCCGCAGCACTCCGCTACGCCGCCACTGCTAGTGTCTCTGCTCTCGTCAAACGACTTGAGCACGAGATCGCACACTTGTCCCCTGCTGAGATTGGACGTTATTTACAGCGATTACTACCAGGTAAAAAGAACCAACGCAAACGAGCTGCTGTCAAACAAGCGCTCACTCTCCAACTGAGACCCGGCTTTGGCGGCACATCCTCTGCTGCCCTTGCTTACAACGTTGGCGTTTCCGGGATGTCACCTAGATTTAAATCTGCTCGTGGCATCTACACGGTCAGCAACAGAGAATTCATCACGGATGTCCGTGGAAGCACCACTCTAAGGGTTCTCGAGCTCAACACCCAACCAGGTGTACCAAGCATGTTTCCATGGCTATCTAAAATTGCCGCGACACATCAAAAGTACAAATTCAAGAAACTCAACTTCTCGTATGTGCCAATTGCTGGAGCTTCCAGCCCTGGCAGAATCACAATGGCTTTTGCCACTGACGTCCTTGACCCACCGGTCACTGACAAACGTCAACTGTTCCAGTACCACAACAGTCGTGAAGGCAGTGTTTGGTCAGCCAATTCAATCACCTTATCCAAGGAGCTGAATGGCCAGCTGTTCACCCGTATCGGCGGCGTACAAGGAACTGATCTCAAAACATACGACCTGGGCAGACTGATCGTTGCATCAAGCAATTGTACTGACAACAGCGTCATTGGCGAATTGTTTGTCGACTACGAGGTTGAGTTGTCCGTCCCTGCACCAGCTCAGTGCCCATCCACCAGATATGTTTTATCTAGCCCAACTGGCAGCATTGATCAAAATAATCTGCTACCAAATGTGCTCCCCGGTGATCATGAGTTGGAAGGCGGCGACTGGTTCCTCAGAAAGGCAACCGACGACACCATCTCCATCATCTTCAGACATTCTGGAAACTTCCTGGTCAATTGGTTCTTCAACACCACAGCCGGGTCCGTTGCCACAATCAGTTACGCCTCTCTTGGCGGAGCCGTGGTCACGAATCAGCTAATCACACCAACCAGCGCCGCAAGTCGTATGATTTCGGCGGTCATTTCTATCCCTAGCATCCAGTCATCTACTGGTGACGATGTTGGGGTTACACTTGTGATTGGCGGTGGCACTTTTTCCAACATCAACACAGTTGATATCAAAGTCTCTGAGTTTGACCTGACCAACACCCTACGTGTTGACATCGCTTAACTTAACACCATTGTATAAATTAATAAATAACCATGAAAGCGTGTGGGGATCATGTGCACTTATAGCGCGACTAGTCACCGCCACTAGGGTGTACACCCCAGACAACTAAAAATTAAAACACTGGCTGAACCCAGAATAAAAATTAAAAATTTAACTCAAACCGCGATAGGGTATCGTATCGAGGATTCCTAGGCAAAATCATCTGTGGGCGTCTAGGTCAT